GGTCGCGGAAATGGCCAAGCTCTCGGCCGAACGCATCGCGCTCGCGTTTCGCGTGCCGCTGCAGATCCTCGGCTTGAGCGGTGGCCCATCCTACGGTTCGGCGGAAGCGCTGATGAATTTCTGGGTCGCCTCAGGATTAGGCTTCTGTCTGAATCACGTGGAAGAGGCGATCGGCGGGCTCTTCAAACTTGCCGGCCAGCCCGACGAATATGTCGAGTTTGATACGTCCGCGCTGTTGCGATCGGCATTCAAGGATCGCATCACTGCGCTCAAGGATGGCGTGCTCGGCGGGATCTACTCACCGAACGAGGCAAGAAACCTCGAGGGTCTCGACGACGTGAAGGCGGGATTTGAGCCTAGGGTCCAGCAGCAAGTGGTGCCCTTGTCGGCTGCCGAGCAGATCGTGCCAGAGCATGGCGCGCCCGGTGCCACCGGTCCGCATCCGCCGCCTGCACCGCCATCGCCTGGTCCGGAAGGCGCGCCGCCCGCGCCGCAGCCGCAACCGAAGCCGCAAAAGGATAAGGCCGATGTCGTCAAACGGGCACGAGCAGGAGTCTGGGCCGCCGCAGCCCAGGCTGGACGACGATACCTTTGAAGTTTGGCAGGAAGTCCTCGGCGACCTTGTCGCGCAAGAGCGTGCAACGCTCAAACGCGAGCGCGATCTTTTCGTCGCGCAGATGGAAAAGGTCGTTGCCGAAAGCGGCCGCTCGGTTTCCGAACAGCAGACCCAGATGGTCTTGTTCAAGGCCGAACTCGAGCGCACCATCGCCGAACATCTTGAACGAGTCACCAAGCAAGTCACCGAGCTCATCCGACAAGTCGCCGAACGATTAGCCGTTGTGCGCGATGGAGCTCCGGGCCCAAAAGGCGAAAGAGGCGAAGATGGCAAGCAAGGCGAGCGCGGCGAGCAAGGCGAGCGTGGTCTACAGGGCGAGCGGGGAGCGGACGGAGCCGCCGGAATTCAGGGCGCTGCAGGCGAGCGTGGCGCAGATGGGGCGCGCGGTGATCCAGGCGATCGAGGCGAACCGGGGCCTGTTGGTCCTGCGGGTGATCGCGGCGCGCCTGGCGCGCAGGGCGAGCGCGGCCCGGAAGGTGCCCCGGGCGAAATTGGTCAGGCCGGGGCCCAGGGTGATCCGGGTGAACGCGGCGAGCGCGGTCCGGAAGGCGCGGCCGGCCCTGTTGGTCAAGCGGGTGAACGTGGCCCGATAGGCGAGGCCGGTTCATGCGGGCCGGCAGGAGCTCGAGGCGCGCCCGGCGACGTCGGTCCTCGAGGGCTAGCCGGACGCGACGGCGCCGGCATCATCGTCGGCCGCGGTCCGCCGCTGCTAGCGATGGCTCCGGGGACGATTTACCTAGATACCGAGAGCGGCGACGTTTACTCGTCGATCAAATATTCCGATGACCAGCCGCGCGACGACGACGGCAAATGGAGCTCTGGCGGCGGCGGCGGCGGCGACACTGGCGGCGGCGGCAAAGAACCGAAAGAGGGCGACGGCAGCAAACCCGTCGCGGGCTTTTCAGCGGGCGTGAAGGCGAAGAACGACAACGAGGCAGTCGATAAAGCAAAGGCCGACTGGTTCCAGGCGTCGCCGTTCAGGGCCGACAAGTTCGGCGGTGACAAAAAGGCGGCCATGGACGCGGCAGTCAAAGCCGCGCCCGCGGAGCAGAAGATGCTCGGTGACGTCGGCCGCGCGGTCGCGGAAAAGCGCGGCATCGAGTTTCAGGATCCCGGCGTCAAGACCGATCGCGCGCGCATCGACGAGAAGATCGAGCAGCGCAAAGGCGTCGAGCGGGTGACCGATCTCGCTCGCGGCGGCTTCGTCGTCGACACCCCGGAGCAGGCCAAAGGCATCGCCGAGGAGTTTGCCAAAGCCGGATTCGAAGTCGCCGAGGAGCCCTGGAAGCCGACCGACCTCGGCTACGCCGACAAGGCGCTGCAGCTTCGCGGGTCCAGCGGTCTCGTTGCCGAGGTCCAGATCGTCGAGCGCGGGATGTATAACGCCAAGAACAAGGAAGGCGGGCACGCCGCCTACAAAGAGCAGCAAAAAATTGAAAAGGAATTCGGCAAAAACGATCCGCGCTACCAGGCGCTCAGCGATAAGCAGCGCGGGATCTACGGCAAGGTGACCGACAGCTATTCGAGCGATTGGCGGGAGGCGCTCAAGCTTGGCCCGAAAAAGCATTTTTCGGCAGCGGCGGCAGCTTCCCGAAGGTCCGCTCAAATTCCGCTTCGCTCATGACCTTGGTCTTCTGCAGAACTTCGGAATGGGCGAGCTCGAGCCATTCGCGCGGAGACGGGAACAGCACCCAGCCCTCGCGATCGTCGAACATCGCCGGGTGAGATTCAAAGGCGCCGTATTTCATAGCAGTGCCTCCCGTTTCAGCTTGTCGATATCGTCGGGCGTGTATTTGTGCTTGATCATCATGCGCAGCACGATGTCGACGGCGCCCGGAATGGCGGTGTCATCGGCCGCATAGCGGCGCGATGTGCGCGGGGTGAGGCCGAGCATCTCACCGGCGCGGGCTTGCGAGATCTCGAGCTTGTCGAGAAATCTGCGATATTGGCGTGATTTCATCATGGTCATTCTGATCTAGGACATTTTGTCCTATTTGTCAAGGTTTTCTCTTGTAGCCTGCGACGTAGCTGCGCGACCGTCACGCCGGCAGCGCGGGCAGCGGTGCGAACTGTTCGCTCGCACTGCTCGAAAGCAAGCCAGCGGGCGACCGCCTTACAGGCCTCGCCCTCGGCGCCCTCGCCTTCGTTACAAGTCAGCCACTCGATAGCGATGTCGAGCGCGTCGTCGTCAGGCATTCTCATGGCGACCTTCCGCGTGATCGAGCTCGGCGCTGAGATAGTTCAACAGCACTATCCGGCGTTGGTTATCGGGCAACTGCGGCCACGTGGCATGATCGCGGTTGCGAAACACTTGCCCGGCGACGTCGCCGGTTTCGATGCCAAGCGCGCGCTGCAAAACGTAGAGCGCCGAATCGAGCGTGTCAGAGCGCAGAGCGGTTTTGAGCGTGTTCATGGCAGCCTCGCGATGTCCTCGAGCACCTGACGCGCGCGCCAGACGCCGCCGCCGTTCAGGTGCCGCTGCCAGGCGCCCTCGCTGGGCGACCAGCGGAAGCCGGACCGCTTCAGCAACGTCCGAACCTCGGCCGAGGGTTTGCCGGGAAAGAACAACTGCACCCGGTTTGCCTCGACGTTCTCGACCATCCGCACGCCGCCGGGGAGCTCGGTTTCCTTCGTCTCCGCGGTGGCGACGCGCTCGAGGCCAGCAATGCGGTCCTTGATCCGCTTCATGTTTCCGTTGTTGTTGGTCAGGTGATAGGTGAACGGAGCTCGATCGAGGAAGTCGCTCGCCATCGCTTGGCGGACTTTGCCCAGGTCGTTGACGTTCATGCCGATCGCGTCGGCGACCTTCGACCAGGCCTCGAGGTTGTCGGCCTTCGGTTTGCCGGCCTTACGCCAGGCGGCATTGATTGCTGTCATCCGCTTCTGCTCGCGCTCGAGGTTGTCCAGCTTGATCTTGAGTTGCGCGACCGCGGTCGGGTCGTCGGACGAGATCCCGCCGGTGCCGATCGCCTCAGCCCGCGCGGCTGTCGCCTGGGCGGTCTTGTTGAGCTCGATGCCCTTGTCGACCGCGGCGATCGCCTTGCGCCGGTAGTTCCGGTCGCGGTTCTCGCTGTAGTGGCCAACCAGAATCGGCTGGCCGAACGGGATCACCTTGAGCCGGTCCATGCCGCTCTTGTAAGCGGCGTTCGCCTCCCGCTGCAGGCGATCGGCGCGATCCTCGAGGCGCTCGCGTTTGCCATCGAGCTTGTTCTCATAGTCGGCGATCGAGGCCAGGGCGGCTCGCATCGCTTCAGCGGCGGCGATCGGTGCCATCGGATACGGGCCGATCCCGCGCACGCCGGCAACGGTGACGGTGGCGATGAGGTCCCGGCCCTCGCTGGCCCTGGCCTCTTCGTCCATCGTCACGGTGATCTCGGCGCCGTGTATGCGCAGTGCCTCGATCAGGTTCAGAAGTTCAGAATTGCTAACCACGGTTTTGCTCCTATTCAGAGGGTTGCTATCTTGTGACGTTTCAGAATTTGTTTCTGCTCTCGCGACACCGGGCCACCGCGCAAGTGCTGCGCGAGCGCCTTGCCCAGTGCTTTGTCGTTCGCCTCTTGCTGCTCGTTCCAAGCACGATGTTTCTGCAGCGCGGTTTTCGACGGTTCGACTAGAACCCGCTTGATTTCTTTGGCGAGCGCTGCTTTCGAGCGGCCGAGATTGATGCGGAGCGTGGGGAGTTTGTATTCCTCGCCCTCTGGCACCAAAAACGAATTGCCGACAAGCCGGCGCCGTGCGCCGCGAACTTCGAGGCGCGCTTCGGTCAGCGAGACGCTATATTTGCCCTTGGACTCGGACCATTTGACAATTGGATGCGCGACAATGCGGACGCCTTCGATTTCGAGGTCGTGGCGGACAAGTCGCCCTTTCATTGCTTTGCTCAAATCGGCCATAAAGCGCCGCAAGTCGGGGATCTGCGCGGGCTTGCCGAATAGCGCGCCGTTAGTGACGTATTTGGTCATGACCATGCCTCGACGGTTCGGAATGAATGGATCTGCGTCTTCTCGACATCGATCGCGAAACCGCAGTTGCTCTGATCGCGGAAGTGAACCTTCAAGCCGTTCTTGGTCATCCGCTTCGACTTGACCCGGAAGACCGCCTTAGTCTCGGGCAAGATGTAACCGGGGTCGGTGTAGCCCATGTGGGTGTAGGCCCGGGCCTTGGTGGTGATCTCGACAAAAGTGCCAACTTCAAACATCGTCGTTTCCTTTCTCACGACCCCGTATATAGGACACACTGACCTATAGGTCAATATGTCCTAGGAGATTTTTTGGTCACGAGCTCGTGACTTCGACGGCGTTGGCGGCGATGAAGACCTTGCGGCCGTCGGCGGCAGCGAAGCCGATCCGCATGGCGCCGGAATAGCGGTCCTTGCCGACCCAGAAGATCTCGCCCTCGATACCGGCCTCGATCGCCGACTTGCCGCGGACGTTGCGGGTGGTCTTGGCCTTCTTGCCGCGGGCCGGCGTCTTGGCCTCCCGCTCAGCGCGCGCGGCCCGTAACTCGGCGGTGATCTTCTCGCAGCGGGCGGCATACTTGGCCTGAACCTCTTCGGTGGCGTCGACCGCGGCGCCGTTGGGATAAGTCCATCCCCGCGTACTGGCGTAAACGACCCGCTCGGTGTTGCCCTTTTCCTCGTTCCAGACCACGGCGTAAAAATCGCTGTCGTCGTAACCGTTGTACTCGCCCAGGCTGAGGACCAGCCCCTCGTGCGATATGGCGGTGTAGATCTCCTGGCCGGTGGTCTTTGACCAATACTCGTCGCGGACCGCGCCCGGAGCTCCTGCTTCAACCATCATTCGGATAGCCATTGTTTTTTCCTTTCCTTTCTACAATCCGAATATAGGACAGAATGACCTATAGGTCAAGATGTCCTATCATCACGAAATGTTACCGACGGAACTCGAGGACTTTGCATTCCTGCTGGTCGCCGGGCTGATATGCAAATGAAGGCAATTCAGTCACTTCAGTTTCGGTGCTGTGTGCTTTGACCTGGCCGGTAAAGATCATCCCGCCGCGCCGGCCCGGAGCTCGACAGCCCCAGGTCATGGCGATGATGTCATAATCGCTATCGTTGCTGATCGTGAGAATGACCGGAACCCCGCGCGCTGTATTGAGCGGAATGCTGCCGGCTTGAACAAATGTCGTGTCAGACTTCTTGCTTGAGTCGGGGGTGATCTCGAGCGACACGAGACACGAGTCGTTGTTCCAGTTGCATCGTCTGGCGGCGTCGGCGGGGGTCGCAATCGCGAGCGCGGCGACGGCGGCGAGTAGAAGCTTTTTCATCGGACCAGCCCGCGACCCATGCCTCGGGTGTCATAGTTGAAGCCGCCGAAGCGCTCGGCGAAGGCGTTGGCACCGGCGCGCTCGGCCGCGGTCTTCTGCGCCTTCGTCAAGCCGGGGAACCGGACGATCTTGCCGTCGGCTGAGATCTTGAACGAGCCGGCGCGGCGGCAGGGGTCGCCGACATATTTGGCGTAGTCGTCGGTCCAGCCCTTGCTGCGGGCATAGGCGAGCTTCTGGGCATCGGTCATCTTCGGGCCCGAAGGCTTCCAGGTGGTTCCGGTCACGGCGCCGTCAGGCTGCTCGCGGCCGCGTTCCCAGAAGCCGCCACCGGGCAGCTTGTTCGAAGATTTTTCGTTTGGCAGCGCCGCGTCCATGATCGCCTGGACGGCGTCGAGGACGAGCGCGGCTTTGGCAGTGCATGAGTAGCCCATGGGAGTGACTCCTTTCAGTCCTGGTATCCGTTGGGGTATTGGGTCCGGGGGTGATCCCGGCATGACGGGCACGGTTCGACGTGGTTCGGTGACCACTGGCCGGGGAGCTCTTTGCGCACCCGCTTGGCGCCCTGGAACACGTCACCGCCGCACCACTCGTCGAAGCAGTAAAACTGGGCGGTCTCTTTGGTGAGGCGGCCGAGGGTGAGGCACGGGCCGCAACGGGAGAACTGGCGGACGAGGGTCATCGGTCTTTCCTTTCTTCAGGCGGTCGCGGTGCCGGGGATCATCCACACCGAACTGTTGGCCTTGTCGGCAAAGTTCACCACGAACACGCCGAACCGGGTGTAATCGAGAAAAATCCAGAGCTTCTTTTTTGTCGGCGAAATCCAGGGCTTCTTTTTCATTTCCGTTGTCCTTCCTTCTGACAATCGGAATATAGGTCAATCTGTCCTATAGGTCAATATGTCCTATGATCACGAAATGTTACAAGGTTCCAAGTCAGGAGCAAGCCGGGAAGCCGGCCAGCCGCGCCAGTTCATTGGCGTATTCCTTGGCGTGCCGGATGTTTTTGCAGACCTCGGTCCCGTAGGTAGGACGATCGAGATAGACGATGGTTTTACCGGCGCGCTCGCCGCGACGAATGACCCAGTGCTTGCCGTGAGTGTTTGGCCAGCGATGATCGCCAGTACCAATCCATCGGCCATTCATTCCGCGGCGCCAGTAAAGATACTTTTTCATTTTTGCTCCGTTTCAGACTGGCAGCCCGATGCGCGCACGATTGCGCGCGACCGCTGCGCTAAAGCCTTGCATGCTCGTCGTCGTCGATCGGGAGACGAGCTCGAGCTCGTCGCGGTGGATCCAACTGATCCAGCCGGTGTCGTGCCAGACGATCTTGACCAGAAGCGTCTGGTCGATCGCGCGGACCTCGCCCAGGTGGCAACCGTCGCGCTCGCGTACGACGTCGCCAAGGCGTAGGCCGTCCTTCGCCGCGCGGATCGCGGCCGCCGCGGCCTTGGACGGCGAGGCGCCGTCTTCGAACGCGCTGATCAGATCGAAGTCGGGGAGGTCGTCGACCGATAGGCCGGCCTTGCGCCACACCGCGGCGTTGACCTTCTTGCGCCAGTCCGCATATCCCGCCGGCAGTCCCGGCGCGGCCTTGGGGAACAGGCGATCGAACTTTGCGGCGTCCATCACGCGGCCTCCATCTTCGGCCAGGGCGTGCCGGGCCGGGCTTTGAATTTGAACGGATAGCTGCGGCTCCATTCCGGGGCCAAGTGTTCCGCGGTGACGAGCACCCAGCGCCCTCGCTTGTCCGGCGCGGCCTCCTCGACCGTCTTCACTCGCAGGTTCAGGGCGCTTTCCGGCAGGCCCATCGCCGCATTCTCGCGACGCATCCACAAGCGCAACTCGCGCTCAGGAGGCAGGATCACATCGCCTGGCTTCAGCATTTCAACTGGGGTCCTCATCACGCGGCCTCCTTGTCGGCGGTGATCACCGCGCACATCGAATAGGTGCCGAAGGGCTTGAACGACTCGGCGGTGGCTTCCCAGTTGGGAGACAGGCCTCGCCGCACGATCTTGCCGTGAACTTCGGTCGTCACGGTCTTGGCGGTCCGGGCCAGGATCTTGAACGAGAAGACGCAGTCCCAGTCGCACAGAGAGCGGGTCGAGTAGGTCTTGCCAACTTCGAACTTTTTCATGGTGTCCTCTCTCAGAATTTCACGATGCGGGCGGCTTCGAACCCTTCCTTCAGCCACCAGGCGGCCCAATACTTCGCGTTCTTTTTGGTGCCGTGGGTTGTCGCTGGCGTCCATTCGCCGTCCTTGAAAACTTCAACCATCCATTTCATCTCTCAATTCTCCTGCTTTCTTCTTACAACCGGAATATAGGACAGAATGACCTATAGGTCAAGATGTCCTATCATCACGAAATGTTACAAGTTGGCTTTGGCCAGGGCGAATAAGGCGGGGCTGCCGCCGCCGAGGACCTCGAGCAAAGCCCGCTTCTCGGCGAGGTAGACCTTGGCAAACTCGGGATCCCGCTCGGCGATCGAGCCCGTGTTGTCGATGACGTCGGCGAGCTTGATCGTCTTGGCTCGAGCCGAGGCCTTGGCCAGGTGAGCTCGGGCGAGCGCCGCTCGTGCCGCCCGGTCGCCGTGGCTCGCGACGTCGGTGACCTCGAGCACCAGGGTGGCGACCTCGAGCCCGAACGCAGCCAGGAGCTCGTTAAAGGTCGTGGCGGTGTCCTCGAGGGTGTCGTGCAGGAAGGCCGCGGCGATCGTGGCCTCGTCGGCGCCGGACGCGGCGACCAGGTGGGCGACCGCGGCGGCGTGATTGAAATAGGGTTCGCCGGTGTATCGTCGGACCTGGCCCGCGTGGGCGGTTCTGGCAAACTCGGCGGCTCTGGTGACCAGGGTGGTCATGTCAACTCCTCGACTCTTATATAGGGGCCAATGGCCCATAGGTCAATATGTCCTATCGAAAAATTTCAGGGGTGGCCAGCCCGGGGCGGATGCCGCGGCTGGGGAGCTAGGCGGTTATCCCGTCTCGTGGCTGGCCTATTTGGTTTAGTCCTGCTTGACGCCATTGATCACGATCCACTTGCCGCTGGGGCCCTCATAGAAGTCGGGGAACTTGATCCAGCGACAAGGCTCATGCGAGCCAACCGGCCGAAAGCAGGCTTTCCGCTTTTCGAAATAGCAGTCCTGGTCGACTGGCTTTGCCAACTCGATGACCCGGCCATCGTTGTATCGGAACTGATCGCCGATATCGGGCGGGGCGCAGGCGTGCGCGCTCGACATCATCGCCGCGGTCAGCGTTAATATCGCAAGCAGACTTTTCACGGGGTCAAACTCCTGGGGGCGTGTCGCTGAGGCCCCCTCGCGCGCCTGCTCCACTCCGTCGGCAGGTCCGGGCCGCGGCACATGCCCCGCGGCTGGCAAGGGCCCCTAGTCTTGCAAGTCTGGCCGAGGGCGAGGCCAGTGCTCCGTCAGCGCGTCGGCCATTCGACGACTTTGTTCTCGATCCGAGCTCCGCGCGCGCCATACATCCGGACCGCGGCGCGCGCGTTGGCGGCCGAACGGTAACCGTCCCGGTTATTCGCCGAAGAGTTGAAACCAGGGTGGCCCATCGTGATGTACCACCGGCCAGTGTCCGGCCGCTGCTTCACGGCCTCGGCGCAATCCGCGTTGCGACAGATGTCGCGCTCGCAACGGGAGGTCAGGTAATTGGGGATCATGGCGGGTTCCTTTCTGTTGGCCATGTTTCTTTCTTCGATGCTGATATAGGTCATTCTGTCCTATAGGTCAAGATGTCCTATCATCACGAAATGTTACAAGCGGCGGGCCTTCTGCCGATATTCGGCGGCGGTGATTTCGAACACCGGCGCGACCTCGGCGAGCAGGACCTTGTTACCTGGCCGCTGATAGCGGCCGAGCGTGGCGTAAGCGTTAACGATGCTTCCCGAAAAACCTTGGCTCTGGCTGGTCGGGCTTCCCCACCTGGCCGCGAGCTCGGGCTCGAGCTCGTGCCGATAGATCCAGGCGTGGGTGTATCTGCGGGACGCGGTCGATCGTTTGATCACGGTGCCATCGCTAAACGTGGCGCGGTAATAGGTCGTCATTGGGAATCCTCTGGCGTGATGGGGAGCGCCTTGCGGGCGCGGCGGACTTCGGCGATCAGGGGCCCGCCGTAGGTCGACTTGTCGGTGCTGGGGAAGATGTGCAGCACGTCGGCCTTGGCGATGCGCTTGGCGCGTTTGTAGCTGTAGTGCCAGCGCGGGGTGAGCTCCTCGCCGGTGCGCTTGAAACCTGTTTCGGTGCGAACCAGGCGGCCGCGCGCGCGGTAAAACGACACGGTGCCGCCGAGATACCAGTCGCCCTCGTCGTCGGTGAGGTAGACGATCTCGGTTGCTGGGCGCCGGCCGGGCGGGCAGTTCGACCCAATGCGGGCCAATGCCCAAGGTTGGCGCAGCGCCGAGCCGAAAGTCTGCCGATCGTGAGAGGCCATCACGCGGCCTCCTGCATCGGCGCGAGCTCGGCGGCCTGCTTGGCATCCCAGGCGGCCTGCGCCTCGCGGCACATCTCGGCCCATTTCGCGGGGGTCACCGCACAGCCGGCGAGGTTCTGGGCGCCGCGTTTCAGCGGCGGCGTCCGGTACTTCATCCGGTAGTTCGGATCGAAGTTGGCGCCGTAGGGTTTGCCGACGGCGTTGAGCGTGGGTGCCGCGGCTTTTGCGCGTGGCTTTGACACGCGGTAGCCCGCGGCCTTGACCATCGCGAGAGCTTCAGAGAGTTGCATTGCAGTCAGGTCCTTTTCTGTCTTGGGGTTAGAGGTAGCCGAGGAGTTCGTTGTCCTCGTCCGACACGGCGATCACGTAGACGCCGGGGGTCAGGGTGTTGGCGGCGTAGTCCCAGTCGGGGTCATCGGCCTTGAGCTTCTTGGCCAATGCCGCGGCGGCCGCGTAGTCAGTGAAGCGCTTGGCGAGCGCGGCGTTCTTTTCCATCACGGTCATCGTCGTTTTCCTTTTCCTTCTCACGATGCGAATATAGGACAGAATGACCTATAGGTCAAGATGTCCTATGAGGGCCAGTGTTCACGAATTGTTACAGGCGATCGGCAATGGAAACGACAGGCGTGCTTTGGCGGAAGGTCGGCAATCTGCGCGGTCCCGTAGGAGCGGCGGGACCGACTGGTCGCGGCTTGTATGGCCATCCGGGCCGCGACGGTGAGCAGGGCCCGGCCGGCGAGCCAGGGCCCGCGGGGCCCGCAGGCGAACGCGGCCTTCCCGGGCCGGCGGGTGAGGTAGGAGCTCGAGGCGATGTCGGGCCGGCTGGGCCCGCAGGCGAGCAGGGGCCGGCAGGGGCGCGCGGTGAACAGGGCGTGCCCGGTGCGGCCGGGGTCAGCGGTCCTGAAGGCGAACGCGGCCTTCCCGGGCCGGCTGGTCCGGCTGGTCCGGTTGGCCCGGTCGGCCTGGCTGGTGCGCGGGGTGAGCCCGGCGCCGCTGGGCACGCTGGTCGCGATGGCAAGGACGGCGCGCCAGGGCCCGAAGGTCCGCGCGGCATGCTGCCGATCGCGCGCCCTTGGACCGACGGCGTCTCATATGCCGGCGACGTCGTCGTGCATGAGGGCGGGACCTGGCAGGCGACCAAAGACACTGGGCGGCCGCCGGGCCCGGGGGCCGACTGGCTGCCGCTCGCGGTACCTGGCCGCAATGGCAGCGATGCGCGCTCGCCGATCATGCGCGGGACTTACAGCGCGAACGAAAAATATCAGGTGCTCGACGTCGTCACGCGTGAGAGCTCGTCGTTCATCGCGCTGCGCAATGAGCCAGGAGCATGCCCGGGCGACGGCTGGCAGATGCTCGCGTGCGGGGGGAAGCGAGGGCCGGCCGGCGAGAAGGGCGAGCGCGGCGTAACCGGACTCGAGGGCCCGCGCGGCAAAGACGCGCCCAAGCAGATCGGCTGGAAGCCTGACCGCAAGCGCTTCGTCGCCATCCCGCTCATGAGCGACGGATCCGAAGGCCCGCCGCTCGAGCTCCGCGCGTTCTTCGAACAGTTTCAACTTGAGACGCGCTGATGGCCGATCGAACGATCAAGGTGCTCGATCCCGCAGAAGAATTCGACCTGCTCACGATCGAGGAGGCAAAACTTCTGCTTGGGATGTCGTTGACAGACACAACGCATGACCAGCTTTTGGCGCTGTGGATCTCGATGTACTCGGCGACGGTCTCCGAGCTCTGCAATCGAACCTTTGCAAAACAGACAGTCACAGAGACTTGGCGCGAGACGGTTCACGGCCGCCTGTTCCTGTCGCAGTGGCCGATTGACGACGCGGACGTCGTCTCGGTGTCGAATGGAAATATCGGGTTGTTCCCCGAGGAGTATGAGCTCGAGAACCAATCCGGCAAGCTTTCGCTGATCGACAATCCTGGCGGCGATCAGTCAACGCCGTGGATCGCGCCCGCGGTGGTCACTTACACCGGCGGCTATGTGCTCCCCGACGAAGCACCCTGGCCGCTCAAGCAGGCGACTGCGCTGCTGATTCAAGACGCCAGGATCAGATTGCAACAAGCGCAAGTCGCCGGCATTCGCCAGATCATGCACAAGCACGCGCGCGTGGTGTTCTTCGATCCGAATGCAATCCTGATCAAGACTGCAGGCCAGAAGTCGCCCGCGATGCAAGCGGCCGAAGTGTTGCTGCGGCAATACATGCGTTTCGAGATCTGAGATGCAGATCAACATCAATACCAAACCGCTGTCCGACATGTTGGGCCGTATGCTCGCGCAGATCGATCACTTCAAGCGCGTCGACATCGGCATAGGACTGTCTGATTTCCAGGTGCAGGACATGCACCGCAATCGGCCTTTCACGATGCGATCGCGCGCGCGGGGCATGGCGACGACGAAAATACGACCGCATTCGCTCTATGAAATGGAACGAGCGGCACTTCAGCAGAGGCGAATCAAACGTGTCCGTCTGGCAATCGGGGCCGGCAAACGCGTCCGCGCAAAGAGCCTCCGAGCGCTGCGATACGTTCACTACTCCACGCGGCCGATCCTACGCGAGGAAATGCTCGCGGTCCTCGACGAGCGAATGCACCGCATGCTGATCGAGAAGATCACCTGGAAGAACACGAAAGAGAAATGAGATGGGCATCGATTTCTCGACGATGGTCTATCTGCCAAACTATGACTTCTTCGCGCGTCCGGTCACCGTCACGCCGATCATGTCGAATCCGTCGTCTGGGCCCTATCCCATCCGCGGCATCTGGACGACGGACGAAATCGACGTGATGACCGAGGGCGGGGCGATCGTCTCCGATCAAGTCACCATCCTCGATGTGCGTGACAACGAGTTCTTCGACATCGGCCAGCCGGTGCCGATCCAAGGCGACCTGATCAACATCCCAGCCGACGGCAATGTGCCGGCCGAGGGCGATTTCGAAGTCCTCGATCAGGACAAAAACGGCGGCGGCGAAACCAAGCTCTCACTGCGCAAGTGGGGCCCGCCCGCGCCATGAATGTATCTGCGCGCGACATCCCCTGGACCGGCACCGGAGGTTTGAGCGACAGCCAGAGCTATTCGCACATCATCCTCAATGCGATTTACGATCGGCTCTCGAGCTCATCGCTGTTCGTGAACTTCCCTTGCAAACGGATCAGCAGCGCGCTGCAGATCCAGTCCGATATTCAGATCCCGTTTATCGGCGTCTTCCTCGGCGAAGAAAACATGACGCCGGACGGCGATCTCAATGCCGGCGATATTCGCTTCGAGCACTTAATCCAGATCGGCATCCAAATCGTCGTCAAGAACAACGACCCGGTCGCGATGCAAGCGCTGCTCGATCGCGCCTCGTGGTTCGCTCTCAATCAATTGCTTCGCGACAACAGCTTCACGAATCGACTCACGACGTCGCTGCCGGACAACGTCACGATCGAAGGTGTGCCGCGCGTCTATTTCCGACCCGATGTGTGGGGAACGACAACCGGCATGCAGGAAACGCCAGTCGGCGAACGCTGCTTCTGGTTCACGTTCAAACTGCGCAGCGAATGGTATCCGACCGATTTCCCCGAGCTCGAGCGCATCACCGTCACGACGGCGTTCCCGATCGGCGGCGACACGGCGGGCGTCGAACAGGTCAAAATTGTTCACGAGTTCAATCCGGATTCGGTGCCGACTCCGCTGCCGCCAGATCCGACGCTGACATCGATCTCGCCGACAACTGCTGTTGCCGGAACGGCGACACTGATCACAGCAACCGGCACCGATTTCGATTCGACGGCGACAATCGTCATCGGTGACGCTCCGGAAGTGACGACTGTTGTCTCGTCGACGGAACTGACGGCGACAGTACCCGACACGTTGCCGGCAGGAAGCTATGACGTCGTCGTCATAAACAATGTTGGCGCGATGACCGACCCGCAAGTGCTCACACTGACATGAAAAGGAGACGGCAATGAACTACCAGCAGATGAAAGTGAATCAGCAAGTCAATCGGCCGCACGGGCCAAAAGCTAAGGCGTCGCATCTGGCGGCGTTGGCCGAAGCCAGAAAGATGCCGCGCGTGCGCGTCGAACCGACCAAGCCCGAATATCGCGATGTGCTCGAGCATCCAAACGGCATGGCCTTCCGAAAAGAGGGCTCGGTCGAATGGCCGTTCGATCGCTGGACGAAGCGCAGGCTGCGCGAGGGCGCAATCCGCATCGTCGCAGGCGTGAACGCGACGCAGGAACGCACGGCACAGCGCGGAGCTCGCGGCGAGCAGCGCAAAGAAGAGCAGAAGTAAACGAGTCCAACGCGGCGGCAGAACTCATAGGAGGCCATCATGCCGATTAGTTTCAGTAACATCCCGGCGGATCTAAAAATTCCGCTCTACTGGGTTGAGGTCGATCCGTCGATGGCGGGTCTGCCTGTTCTGTATCAACCGGCGCTGATTGTCGGCACGATGGTCGCGCCGACGATGGGCGTCACCACTGCGGTGATCGCGGCTCCTGGCACTGGCTATGCCGTCAGCGATACGATCTCGCTGCACAACGGCGTGCATCTGCATGTGTCAACCATCGGTGCGGGCGGGGCCATCACTGCGGTGGTGGTCGATGCCGGCGGTAGTATTCCGGCGAACGTGCCGCCGCCGGCAAATCCGGTCGCTCAATACTCGACATCAGGCACCGGCACCGGGGCGACATTCACGCTGACCTGGACCGCGAATCCGGTATCGGCGAATCCTGGCGTCGGTCAGCCCAATGTTCCGATCGCGATCGGCACGCAAGCGCAGGCCGATAATCTCTTCGGCGTGGGCTCAGAAGTTTCGCGAATGTTCAAAACCTACTTCGCAAATAATTTCGCTAACGAGGTTTGGGGTCTCGGCATTCCTGAACCTCCTGGTGCGGCCGCGGCGCACGGGACGATCACGATCTCGCAACAGCAGACGGAGGCGGGAACGATCCACATCTATATTGCCGGCCGGCATGTCGCGACCAACATCGCGGCATCCGACACGCCGGACGAGGTTTGCGCAGCGATCGCCGAGATGATCAACGATGTCGGCGATCTTCCTGTCACTGCGGTGCCGTCGGCGTCGACAGTGGTGCTGACTTGCACCTGGAAGGGTGTGAACGGCAACGACATCCGCGTCGATCTGAACTACTACGGAACTGTCGGCGGGGAAGCTACGCCGATCGGCTTGGGCATCTCGCTGCCACCGACGGGCTTTCTCACCGGCGGGGTCGGTGTGCCGATCTTCGACGATGCGATCGCCAACCTCGGCGAGAAGCCGTTCGAATATGTCGCGATGCCTTACACCGATTCCACATCGCTGAATTCTTGGGAGCTCGAATTCGGGTTCGAAGATGTCGGAAGATGGGGGTGGCGTCGGCAGTTGTATGGCCACATCTTCTCGTCGCGTCGCGGTGCGTATCCCGATCTGCTCACGTTCGGCAACACGCGCAACAGCGGCGTGACTTCAGTCATGGCCATGGAGATGACGGCGCCGTCAGGTGTCTTCGATTATACGGCGGCCTACGTTGCAAAAGCGCAGCGGGCTCTCATCAACGATCCGGCGAGGCCGCTGCAAACACTGACGCTGAACACGTGCAAACTGGCGCCGTTGCAGGATCGCTTCGACACCATCGAGTTGAACTCGCTGGCGACGAACGGGCTAGCGACGCAGAAGGCTGGATCGGATAACCAGCCGATGATCTCGCGCGAGACTACAACGTATCAGTTGAATCTGTACGGATTCCGTGACGACGCCTATGAGCTCGTGACAACGCTCGCAACGCTCGCGCGTCTGATCAGAAACCAGCGGCACGCGATCACGAGCAAATATCCGCGCGTGAAACTTGCGGACGACGGAACGCGCTTCGGTCCGGGGCAAGCTATCGTGACGCCCGGGATCATCAAGGGCGAGCTCATCGCCGAGTACGCCGACGATATGTGGAACGGCCTGGTGGAGAATATAACCGCCTTCAAGGCCAATCTGCTCGTCGAACGTGATCCGAATAACCCGAATCGCGTCAATGTGCTCTACGGGCCGGACTTGATAAACCAACTTCGAATCTTTGCCGTGCTTGCGCAGTTCCGTCTGCAATATGACCGCGGCATCGATACGCAGATCCTCGGTCCGAACCCGGCGACGATCGGCATGACTGGCATCATTCCGCAAACGACCTTCGCCCTCCAAGGGTGATCTGAACCTTGCGGGCCGTGCGCCTGCCGGGCGCGATCTTCGCGCCCGGTTCTTTCTTCACATCATGAGGAGTGACGACGATGGCGATTCGATTCGCTGGCATCGCGTTTCTGTCTGTTGACGGAAACCAATATCAACTTCGCGGCAACTTCACCGTTTCTCCGTCGCCGGTCGAGCGCACGATGATCGCCGGCCAAGATGGAGTCCACGGTTACCAAGAGCTCCCGAGAGTGCCGTACATCGAGGGAGATCTCTCGACCGTACCCGGGCTGAACTTCGAAGATCTGTTGTTGCAGGTCAACAGCACGGTGATCGCTCAGCTTGCCAATCGCAAGCAGTACACGCTGCAGGGGGCGACGGTCAAAGGCGGTTTCGAAATCAACACGAGAGACGGCCAGGCGCGCGTGCGCTGGGAGGGCATCGCCTGCCTCGAAATCAATCTCGGCTAACGCGGCGCCGCGAACAGTTGGTGATCTATCTCGCCATACTTGTCGTCACCGTCATGGTGATCGGCGCAGCCTACATCTTGCATATGCGAGGAGGACTTTGAATGAACGTACAGCCAAAGCGTGAAGGGTTTGTCGATCCGGAAACTCCCCCGCCATCAGGCAACGGATCGACGGCAGCGACGCAGGAACCGGCGCCCGCTGCGGCGGCGCCGCCACCCGTGCCCGATCGCGATGAGCGTGAGTTGTGGCCGATTCGCGTCAAGCTCCTGCACAAACCGATCAGGAATATGCAGGGTGATACGGTTCATGAGCTCGTGTTTCGCGAACCGACAGCCGGCGACATCAATCGCTACGGCAACCCGTGTCGCATCAGTTCCGAGGGCGAGGTCGTGTTCGATGAGCAGAAGATGATGCGAATCATCGCGGCGCTGTCCGGCCTCCTCATTCCTCTTATCGAAGCAATGGACCCGCGCGACTGGAACTCGTGCGCGTATCGGTTACGCAATTTTTTTCTTCCGGAGATGGTTTCCTGGCTGTAGCCGACGACAGCGCAGTCATCGACTGCTATCGGCTAGCGAAATACTACGGCACGTCTCCAGACGTGTTTCTCTGCATGCCGATGAGCCAGGTACAGCTACATCTGTATCGGACCATGCAACTGTCCGATATGCAGCGGCGTGAACAAGAGAGCCGAGATCTCGACTGAGGCGCCATCGTGGCAGAATTTGAAGAACTAAGTATCAACGTAAAGGTCGACGACAAACAAGCCGCCGAAAATCATCGGCAGCTAAAGGACGCTTTACGTGGTCTCGGCGACGTCCAGCACATCGAACGGTTCCAGAGGCTCGCGCGGGAATTCAAGCTCACTGACGTTCAGATCAAACAACTAGCTGAGACGATCAACAAGCCGACTGAGCAACTTGCAAATATCGCGAGACTCTTTTCGCGTGGCGGGGCGGCTTTCCTCGCCGTCGAAGCGGCGATGGTCATACACCGAGCGTTCACCGGTGTATCAATGCAGATCGTCGACATTTCGAACGCCGCTCGACTGATCGCCATGCACCCGCGTCAGCTTGAGGAAGATGTGCGCGCGCTCGAGCGGCTCGGCATCGAGCGCCAGCGCGCCATTTCGATGTTCGTGACATTCGGACAGAAGCGCGACGAATTTCTCAGAGATCATAGTGAATTCAAAAAGAGCCTCGAGGAGATGTTTAACCCCGAGTTTGGGCATGTTCTTCACGAACATTTCCGCCAACTCGCGGAGGCGCCGGACCAAACGGCGATGGAAAATCTTGTTCTCAAGATGGGAGAGCAGATCGAGAAGTTTGAGATTGAGCAAGGCAAGGGCAGCCTCGAGCAGCGCAGACTGCGCGGCACTCAGAACAGGCAGAAGTATCTCGAGCGCTGGTTCGGCACTCCCGACATCATTTTCATGACGAAGCAATTCGTCGCGGTGTCAGAGGAAGCCAAGCAGGCGTGGGACAAAAATGAGACTGTCGCGCGCGAATACATCGCGGTCACCGCATCGATCAAAAACAACATCAACGATATTATCGCCTCGACCATGAGCAACGCTTTCGAGGCGCTGCACATCACCCCAGCGCTGCGCGCTCTCGATGCGTTGCTCAAACTGACTGCCGATCAGGCGGCGGGCGTCGGAACGCCAAAGACGCAACAAGAGCTCAGAGAAAGATTGAACAGGCAGCTAAGGGAGCGGAAGCAAGATCCGCGGCTATGGCTTGGCAATCCGCTCGCGAAGCTTTTGGAATCTCTTGGTTTAATTCGGCTGCCGCCCGCGCCTGCTACGCCGCCCGTGCCGCAATCGGGTGGGGCTCAGCCGCTTCTCGAAACCTACACCGACAACCAGTCCGATCTTCTCATCGAAGAAAAACGGCTGGTCGAGAATATCGCTTTTCTCAACGCGCTGTTGTCGGGCGAGAGCAGCGCCGCGGCGCGAAACCTCGGGCCGGGGTTTCACAACGCACCGCAGGGTGGTGCGACCGGCGAGAGCAACCCGATGCGGCTTCCGGATGGCGAGCCGCAGCCTGGCGGCGGCGGTGCTGCTGAATCGCGCCCCCCGCCCGGCACGAGCAACGCGTTGCAATATGCACAGAGCCAGCTTGGACTGCACGAGATCCGCGATCAGCAGAAGCTTTGGGATTTCTTCAAAGCGCACGGCTACAGTCAAATCAATCCGAAGTCCGTCGCTTGGTGCGCCGCCTGGGCAAACTCGGTTCTCGAGTCAACTGGTTATCCGACGAGCTCGTCGCCGAAAGAGCTCGGTGCCGCGGCCGGATCGTTTACCAAGTACGGGACAGAGGCAACACGAGAGCAAGTCGAGTCCGGCCAGGGCACCTATATCGGCGTCATCAAAGGCAAGACCAGCCGCACGCCGCTCGAGGGAAAGCATATCGCGTTCCTGACGGGGAAAACGCGGGTCGATCCCGACACTGGCGAGCTTCAATATGAAATGCTCGGCGGCAACCAGCCAGATCCCGCCGAGCCGGGGAAGAAAGGGCCATACACCGGCGAGGGTCGCATCGTCTCGAAGATGTGGCGCAACGCGAAGGATCTTTATCTCCGCAGAGCACCCGAGAAAGGCGCGCCATCAGTCGACGAGGCCGGGTTCGCAAATGTTGCGGACTATTTGAAAGATCCGGAAAAGAAGCCGGAAGAGGTTGCAGATGTTGCGAAGGGACAAGAGAAGCCGGAACAGACCGCGCAACGCGCAGCACAGCCATTTTCAACGCAAGAATTAGTCGAAATCAGTCGAGCGTTTGGAGCCAGAGAGCAACCGTCGACAGCATTCTCGCGCTGGGCAAGTGAGCCCGGCGGCGAATCGCAGAACATTAAAGACGTGCGGCAATATCCATATGGCTCAGTCTACAATCCGCGTCTGAAGATGCGCGCGCCGACATTTGGCCAGGAGGGTGCCGTCGAGAGAAGACTCGCCAATATGACGGACGAAGATTTTGAGGAAATGCACCAGAGGCGCATGGAGAGGGGGCGCAGCACTTCCTTCGGCGTCGATTGGGCGAAAGATATAACAGAATCAGAGCGACGAACGGGTGAGCGGTTTCGCGAGAGAGAGCGATTAGATGCGGCAGATCAGCTAATCGCGGGACGCCCTCGCGATCAGCTTGAGCGTGACGCAGCAAACCCCAACAAGATCGACCTGCCGCCAATCGACCCTGACGAACGACCGGAACCTTCCGGACTCGCTGCCGGACGCAAGCGACTCGATCGCGACATGGGCAACGAGCTCGACGTCAGCGGCAAGCTCAACGTGAAAGTCGACGCGCCGGCCGGGACCGAGGTCAAGGCGACAGGCGACGGAATGTTCAAGAACGGCGTATCGCTCGACCGTTCGCTGCCGGCGGTGATGTGACATGCCCAGCGGTCCGCAGTTCGACGAATTAAAACTTCAGGTCTCGCTGACCGATAACGCGTCGCCGCAGTTGAAGCTTATCAAGCAGCAACTCGATGAGCTCGGGTCGGGAGGGCAGAACCGTGATCAACTGAAGCGCCAGTTCAGTGAACTGGACGAGGCGCTCAAAAAGATGATCGAGACGGTCTCGAAGGGACCGCGCGCGTTCCTCGACCTATCGCGAAACGTGGCTGTTGCCGGGCTCAGTCTCGGCGTGTTTACCCTCGCTGCCGAGCGGACGATGGCCGCCGTCGGCGGTTTGACGAAGTCTCTACTCGAGCTCGGTCATGCCGGACGCTTATCCGGGCTCGATCCGGCAGTCATCAAACAGTGGCAACAGATCTATGAACGCGCCGGCATGGCGCGGGAGAAAGGTCGCCAAGAGGCAATAGCGTTTGCTGAGGCGATGGACGATCTGGCTAGGAGCCACAGCCGCGTCCGCGAAGAGGTCCTCAAGACGCTGGCCAACGAGCCGATCGCCACCGGCATGGTGCATGACATGTTCGAGCAGATGAGCCGTCTGCCGAACGCCGTCGACAAAGCCCAATTATACAAAACCAAGATTAACGAGATCCATGACGATCTCGAGCGCCGGGGAATGAAATCTCTGGCCAATCAGTTTCTACGCGCTGCCAGTCAAGCAGTCGGCGCGCCTGGCCTCATCAACATCAGGGAGGACTTCAAGCCGATCGACGATGCGATGTCTGCGCATATGAAAAAGCAGATTGAACAGGCGGAAAAATATAAAGAGCAGACGGCAGCCATCGCGCAAAATTGGAAGTCAATCACGAATTCGATGACGACCAACCTGATGGACAGCGGTCTCGTCAGGGCTCTGAATTATATCGATGAACTTCTCAAGGGCTGGGTCGCATTGACGCAAAAGAAACCTTCGCAAGCAGATATCGATCTGCGAACGAAGCCGCCGCCTGTCACCCTCGATCCGATGACCGGTCTGCCGATGGAGGGCTACAAGCCCCAGGCGCCCGGTCCTACGCCTACGCCGCCGACAACGCCGCCGACCTATGATCCGATGAGCGGTGCGCCGTTGAACTTCATGGGCGGCGGTGAGCTCGGCGGCGGCGGCACCCGCGGCGGTGGCGTCAACGTCGCCGGCCTCGGTATTCCGAAGATTGGAGATCTTCTCGCGGGTGGTCAGCCGATCACGGCGCCTGGCGGCAACTTCGCCGGCACGGGTTGGCGCGGTATGCCGATGTCGCGCAATGTCGTCGACCTGCGGCAAACGCAACTCGCCGATCGCGGCAATCAACTCCTCGACAGCCAGAACAACCAGACGCGGACACTGGTCAGCGAGATCAAGCGATTGAACGCGCTGCTGTCCGGCGAGGAAAAGCCGGGCGGTCAGAAGTACGGGATGCTGGACCCATCGCTGCGGCCTGGGGCGCGTGGTCCTATTCCGTCATGGGCCACGGGAACACCGAGCGGAACGCCGAGTGGCGACGGCAAGACGCCGGGCGGGACGCGAGACGACGGCAAGACGCAGCCGCCCGCCACCGCCGCTCCTGCCACCCCTCCGGGCAGTGCTCCTGGCGGTGTCGGCGTGCAGGGCCCTTATGGCAAGATCATGCCGCCGTGGGGCACGACGACGACCGGGCCCGCGGATTACGGCGGCGGCACGGGCAAGGGCGTCGCCGGGGATGTTCCCGGTCTGCCCGGCGGGCCGTCGGGGCGCGCCCTCACGCCTGAAGAGCGCAAGGCTCTGGGCTCGCCTCCCGCGACCTATGTCCCCGGGAAAACGGCGCTCGTCGATGAGAGAGGAAATTTCGTTGACCACGACACTCTGGTGAAAGCCGAAGAATTCGGCAGAAAGGGCGACGTCGCAGGGCTTCAGCGACTCTTTAACAACAGAAAATATCAAATCGGCGGGGTCAACTGCGGCATCCTCGCAACGAAGTTTGCGAAGTCGGCGGGATTTGCGCCGCCGAAAGATAGTGCGATCGCCACGCGATGGCACGAATTCGGCGAAGGAATGAACCCGGAAGACGTCAACAAGCCGGGGCGTCCGATGGGTTCGATGTTCGCCACTTCGAATATCGGTACTTATGGATCAGCGAAGGGCCGCCCGCTGCGCCCTGGCGAGCTCGGCGGCCATGTGATGACCGTCGTGCCAGGAACCTATGATCCCAAGACGCAGACGGTCCAGGTCGTCGATCAATATGGCGTTCATCACACTAAATTCCCGATCAAACAATTAGACTTCCGCTATGCCGGCGACGCAGCCGTGCAGGAAGCGGAAAGAAAGCGCACCGGGCAGCCGCCGGCCGCGCCAACCGCGACGCCGACTGGGGTGCAACCTCCCACGCCACCCGGAGCGTCGACGGCGCCGACAGCGGACACGACGACGGAACGCCCGGCCGTGCCGGCGGATCTGACGGCGCTCGTCAAACAATATGAGGTCAATGAGAAGACGGGGAAATACTATCCGACCGCGTACAAGGACATCGGCGGTCCCTCGATTGGTTACGGCACCGCGCCGCAGAAACCGGGCGAGCGGATAACCGAGGCCGAGGCGTCGAAACGGCTTGAGACTGCGTTGCAGAAAAATCGTGCGCAGATCGAGGCGCTGAATCCGAATCTAAGTGAAGGTTCGAAAAAGGCGCTGACGTCGCTGCTGTTCAACCTCGGCAGCGATGCCAACAAGCTCAAAGAGCACGGCATGATGGACGCGATTCTCAGAAACGACGTCGAGGCGATGAAACGCGCTCACGTCGAGTTCTCTCATATTCACGGTCCGAGAGGGCCTGTCGCGCCCGGCCTCCTGCGACGTCGCAAGGACGAGCTCAGATGGTACGACGAGAAGACGGCAGCGGCGGCCGCACCGCCGCCAGCAGCGCCGGCAGCCACCGGCGGCGGCGCGATGCGCGATCCTGCAACGGGGCAACTTGTAAATATGCCTCCAGGTTGGGGCGCATACTATAAGCCGGGCATGACTCCTGATGACGTTAAGAGAGCAATGGGCACTACACCGCCGCCAACAGCGGTACCGCAGGTCTCGACGAAATCACCGCCGCCCCCTGTAGCCACGTCGCTTTACGACAAGCTCCGTCAGGAATCGGAAGATCACAAACAGGAAACCCAGCGGCGTGACGCCGCGATGAAGGCGCAAAAGCTTCGCGACGATAAGGAACGAGAAAAATCGTTGTCGAGCCGTGCCGATTTGAATCGGGCGCGCCAAGATCTCGATCGCATCTTGGGGCCCAAGAAAGTCGAAGGCAACGGCGAGATCCGCGTCAATGTTCGGCACGGGCCGCGGGTGCGCAAGCCGAGCGTGCTCAAGCATGTTCCGCTGAGCACCTATTCGTCGACTGAAAAGTCCGATCCCGGTCCGCCTGCGCCGAAAGCCGCGACTGGCGAGAGCCACGACGCTGCGCTCGATAGCTAGAGGTCTTCATGGCAGTCTCGACAATCCGCGATCTCGTCCAGGTCTCGCCGTGGCGCGCGAGACTGCTACCGGCGCATTTCGCCGGCTGCTTGTTTCATGTCGAGGCCGGAAGCATGGAGGGTGGTCGCAGAATCGTCACCCATGAATTCCCGAAAAAACGGCTGCCCTACTCCGAAGACATGGGGAAAAAGGCGACCGAGTTTTCGGTGCGCGGCTACATCATTCAATTTGTTCGCGATACTGGCATCGATCTCTACAAAAAGGACTACACGATCGCGCGCGATAAACTGCAATCGCGGCTCGACACGGCGGGCTTTGGCACGCTGCAATTGCCGATGATGAAGCCGATGACCGTCGTCTGCTCGCGTTATCGGATGTCGGAGGAAGACAAGCTCGGCGGCTATGTTACGTTCGACATGCAGTTTGTCGAGCTCGGCGTCCCGCCAATGAAGGCGGTCGTGAATGCTGAATCTAACCTCCGTCAGCAGGCCGAAGATCTCAAACAGCAAATCATCAACGCATTGACGCCGAACCCGTCAACCAGGATACCGCCGATAACATCGTCGGCGGCGATCGCAGGCGGCCGTCCGATAGCAATACCGCCGCTGCCGTAGAGATCATCGATGTATAAAGCCGACGTCAACGAGGCGGTACCGATCTGCCAGCGTGTTCTTTCTTATGCGCTGACGACGGTCGCGACACGTGGGCGCCCCGGCTCCGATGTGCGAACTGCAATCGGCAGTTTCATTGCCAACGCGCCGACGTTACTGCGCAATGATCAAGCCGGGCCGCCGCTGGCCGATGTCTTCGACAAGCTTATGGCCGCCGGCATCACGCTGCCGCAACTCGCCGCTGTTCGTGCGCAGGCCGAGCTCGAGGCGCCGCTGACGGTCGGTGCGCTCTTGGTCAAGAACTCGCTGATCCATTTTACCTACTCGACCGGCGGCTTCGTCCTCGTCAATACGACGTTTACCAGTCGCGACGATGTCGATCGCGTGAGACAGCAGATGAACGACGCCTTTGCGGTCATGGAAGAGGTCGCCGCCGACGACATGGATCAGGAGATCTTCCAAGCGCTGATCCGGCTGCACGCTGCGATCATGTTCTACCTGATCGAGACGGCGCGGCCGCTACCGCGGATGCTGAACTTTCAATTCGCCTCACCATCGCTGCCGACGCTCATCATCGCCTATCGGCTTTATGCCGATGCCAGGCGGGCCGATGAGCTCCGCGCAGAGAATAAAGTCGTCCATCCCGCTTTTGCTCGCCCGTTCGGACGAGCTCTGTCGAACTGACCCATGGCCTTCACTTCCGACGTTATCTCGCAGCCGGCAGAACCCGGCACCGATCCCGACGAGATCGCCGAGATCCTCGTCGCCAATTCCATTTATACGTTGGGGGGTGCTGGTGCGACTAATCCTGCGTCAGGAGGGGCCTATTCTGACTGGGAGACGGTGTGGCTTCAGCATCGATGGATGGCCGGTTGGCCAATGTTTCGGTTCACAACCGCCGAGCGCGATCCGCCGGGGGACGACATCGAAGCCAGACAGGCAGAACTGGCACTCTGGACAACGTTTCGCATCAGGCCGCCGGACCACGTTGTTATCAAGCTCGGCGGCCAGGTCGCGATCACCGGCGTCGTTATCGTTCGCCAGACCGCCTATGACGGAAACAGTCACGCCGTCTCGATCCAAGGCAATGGTACGCAATGGTTCACCTGGCGCGGAGCGATCGTCGACGAGAAGCAGACCTTTTACGGCAGCTATGTCGACATCGCGACGCAAGTCATGAAGCCGTTCGAAGTTGTGCCTCGCGTCGTCGGCACCATCAATCCGAAGCCATGGGAGCCGGACGGAGCGCATAGTCAAACCGGCGAGACGGTGTGGGATTTCCTCAACCGCCTCGCGCCCGAACGCAAGGTCAGGCTCGGCGCCGACTACATGGGGAATTTGCTTCTCATCGGCGATCATGTCTCGCAAGTCGTCGACGAGCTCATCGAGGGCGAGAACATCAAATCATGCCAATGCACGATCAAAATCGACGATTGGTATAGCGAATATGGCGCACGCGGCCAGAAGCAGAACACCAACGATGGGCCGCCGAAAGAAGCCGCACAGCAGGACAAGTGGGTTAAGTCAGAATTCTACAGAAGATACAGCCCGCTGCTCGTGGCGATGGAGCATCCGGTCTGGACAGACGATGAAGTCGCCATGCGCGCGGAACATGAGGCTCGCACCGGCGAGGGTCAGATCATCGAGGCAACTGTCGTTGTCTATGGCTGGTTCACCAGCCGACATGTCCTCTGGGCGCAGCTTTGCGGCGAGAAGGTTATTCTCAATTCGCCGATGACAACGCTCGTCGGCTTCGAGATGGCGATCCGGGCGGTGACGTGTACGCAAGATAAGCAGTCAGGATCACAAACGACTCTTGACCTGTGCGCGCCGTGGCTGCTCAACGATTCTGGCCTTCGCGCGGGAGGCACGGGAGCGGGAGGCGAGATCCTCCCGGCGCCTGGCAGCGCTCAAGGCAATCCAAACGTGCCTGCGACGACGGGCAGTCAATTTAGCGGCGGTGCTGGCGGTGGGGCAGCCGGCGGCGTGCAAGGTCTGCCCGGCAGTCCATCAGGTCCAGCAGCACAGCGTTAGGAGAGAAAGTCATGCAGAGAACGTCACCATTTGCGGCGGCCCTGCGCGCCTACACCGGCGGCGGTGCGCGCGCCCTGATCGACACGATCGACGACAACAAGCTCATGCAACAGTCGAACAAGTGTCAGGGCATGCGCGGCGAATCTTGGGGAAAGATGGAGGCGCCGCAAAACTACGGCTTCACATCAGTCGTCGGTGACGCCACCAAGACCGGAAACGGCATGATCAAGAATTGTGCCGAAGGTTTTCTGTCTTTCCTGGGCGGCAACCGCAGCTTCCCGATTATGGGGATGATGGACGATCGCCGCCATCGCCTAATGAACCTCGCGAAGGACGCGGCGAAGGGCGCCTCGGCGATGTTCGGCCTCAAGGAATGGGGTCAGCAGTTTTTGAACACCGAGGACGGCAATTTCCTGACCGGCAATGTGCAGAAAAAGAATCGCTTCGCGCTCGTCGAAAACAAGAACGGACAGAAGCAGCAAGGCCAGACTCAGGGCGGCTCGTCAGGCAACGGAGCGTCGGCGGCGGCGAGGACTAGGAAGCTTATAAATCCGCCGGGATCTATCGAGCTACCGGATGGAAGGGTCGTCATTCGATCGAAGTCTGGTGTCGAGTTCGAAGTCGAATTATTCGACGAGGAGGCTCATTGGGCTAACGTCGGCACTCACGCCAACGGCGGCGGTAGCGGTGGCAATGGCAGCGGCGGTGACGGCAGCGGCGGCGCTGGCGATGGTGCCGGCGGCGGCAAGTCGACTGGCCAGAAGACGCTGCATAAAGAAGATTCGACGATTTGGATGGAGCAGAACAAGACCGATACTCAGAACGTCCACGGCGAAGCAGTTAACGTGCAGCGCACCGGCAGCGACAGTACGCTCTGGTACACCGAAAACAACTCCTGCCAATCGACCGATGGGCACTCGCACATCAGAGGCGCAGGCATCCACATCTGGGTCGCTGGCGGCTGCTTCAGCGACATGCCGATCGTCGTGAAGAAAGATGGTTTGTGTAAGAGCAAAAGCGGTCAGAGCGCCCCAAAACCAAAAGACGATGGCAACGGCTCAGCTTAACACAGTCACAGATAAAATGATCCATGCGATGGTGGCTCAATACAGACAACAAGGCGTTCTCTGTCGACAACGCCTTCGTTCCAGGCGGGATGGACTTCTCGTCGCTGCCGCGCGACTTGTGGATGGTTCATTGGATCGATGGCAAAGGAGAAATTGAGTATCAGGATCCCGATGGAGTAAACCCCAACGGGGTGCCAGGAGTAAACCTCAACGGTCTGCGTGAGAAATTCTACGACGTCACGCCCTACGTTCCGTTTTTTCAGCAGTTCCTCGAGCTCCTACCTGACGTCACTCTCGACCAGGCGCAACGGGTTCAAGTCGATCTAATCAAACTGCTGTTCGAATCGAAGCGACAGCTACCGCTTAGCCAAACGGTATCGGGTACAAGCTACTGGTGGCCCGCCGACGACAGTTCGATCACGGCGATGAACTGCGCAGTGACGCCGAAACTGATCGGGTCGCTCTTCACGCTCGAGGGCACTTCCGGGGGATCTCAGACTTCGCTCGTCGCGCAACTCAACGCCAACTATACGACCTGGCACGATCAGATAAATGCGAACTACGCGACGTGGAAGTCTGAGCTCGATACGAACTTCTTGTCGTATCAGATTCAGATCAATCAGAACTACACGACGTGGCACGATCAACTCAACGCCAACTACAATACCTGGTACACGCAGATCGGCGCCGTCATCGGCACGGGAGGATCAAACGCCGGTGCTTTCAACAACCTCGTGGCCGAGATCAACAATTGGATCGTCGATCCGACCAACAACGCTCTCAATCAGAGCGATGCCGCAATCAACTACAACGCCGATCAGAGCAAAGGAGCGAGAGACGCAGTCAACACCGGTTTCAACACGCTCAGTGCTTTGTTGCAGTCTGGTCCGGTTTCTGGGGCGACAGGCAACGCCGCGGTGCCAGGCCTTACAGCAAGTCTCACAATACTTCCTCAAGATTGGACCTATACCGCTTCATCCTATCGCCTGACGCACGTCGATCAGAGCTTCGCTGGCGGTAGTGGGATCTCGCCGCTCTCGGTCTCGCCGCTCTCGATCGTCGCGGTCACAGTCTCGGCGCTCTCGATCTCGCCGCTGTCAGTTTCCGCCGGCACGATCGCTAGCGGCGGCGGTGCATCGATCCCCTGGCTTCCGATCGGCGCGACGGTCGCGGTCAATCTCTCGGCGACAGACATTTCGAACATCATGTCCGGCGTCGCCGCGCGCCGCGCCAATCTGCAAACGATCATGAACACGAAGATCAAGGAAGTGATGGCGCTGACGACCGTCCCGGCTGTGATCGCTTACGACGTGCTCGCGGGCTGGCCGACGATAACGGTGCCTCCGGGTTACACGACCGACGGACCGATCGCGTCGCCTGCCGGGGGTGTCACGGTCACCACGCCGCCGCCAGTCAGCGGAGGAATCCCAGAAGCCCCGATCGATGGGCTGATGTACGGCCGACAGAGCGCGCAATGGCACCGCGCGCTCGCGTACACGAATGACGTCTTGGACGGCGGAAACTTCTGATGACTGACACAATTCGCATCAAGCGAAGAACGAGCGG